ATGGACTTAACAGAAATAAAAAAAGAAATTTACAGAAAAATTCAGGCTGGTAATCTCTCTGCGGACGTACTTCAACTACTTATGCCAGGCTCCATTCCGGTGCCGGTTGAGTGTGAGTTGTGGGATTATAAAGAAATTTATGAGGATACCGCTCACGATTACTCTAAAACTGCACGGACAATTGCAAGTTTTTATAATACATATGGCGGCTATATAGTTTATGGTGTCAGGGAGGTAGAAAAAGATCGGCTATTCGAGCTTGCTGGGGTTGAGCCTAATAGGTTGGACGTTCAGAAGCTTAAAGGGCAACTCGATAAGTTTTTTGGCACTCGTCTTGATATCAGTGTCGTCGAAATTCCTTACGGGCAGCCTGCTGTTTTAATTGGCTTGCTTCACGTGCCTAAAAGGCCCGAAAAAAAACACACTATATCCGCTAATAAAAGAGCGGATGATGCAAGAAACAAACAGATTTTCAGCGAGGGTGCGACTCTGTATAGAGCTGGGGATGAGTGTAAGCAAGCAGTTACTCATTCCGATTTTGAATTCCTTACAAGTAGTCGTGATTGGCTTGCGCTTCTTGAGGGGCGATTTGTAAAGAAAATAAACCTGCTTGACCATAATTTACCTGATCGCAATTTCGTCTGCCCTAATTTTGTAGGCCGTGTTGAAATTATACAAAAGCTGTGGGCCTGGCTGTCTGATGAATTTCAATATGCAAAAGTTTTAGCAGGTGAAGGGGGGAAGGGTAAGACCTCGATAGCATATGAATTTTGCCAGTTGATCGCTTCAACCGGTGCTCCACTCTTCGATCAGATCATATGGTTGACTGCTAAAACCCAGCAGTTTAAAGCTCGTATTGACGGGTTTATCGGTACTCCAGAAACGCATTATCATGACCTTGAATCACTCCTGATAGCTATATGCCAGAAAACTGGTACATTAGATTCTGAGCTAGAAGATGTCTCAATCAACCAGCTTAAGAGAATTGCTAGGTTAAACCTACAGTCTTACCCTTCGTTTATTGTAGTTGATGATGTAGATTCTGCCGACGTAGACGAACAAAAAAGAATTATGGAAACTGCGCGCGAGATTGGAGGAAGTAACTCTAAAATTCTGTTAACCACTCGATCTAACGTCAGCTACTCTTCTGATACTGCCATTGAGGTTCCAGGTCTTTCTGGTGAGGAGTATCTACATTATATAGATGAGTTAAAGTCGTCTATGGGGTTCGACGCGATCACATCGAAATCCATAAGGAAACTTGAGGAGGCATCAGAAGGGTCACCGTTGTTTACTGAGTCTATTTTTCGTTTATGCCGAGTAGGATATTCAATAGATAATGCTATAGCGGAGTGGCAAGGCAAAAAAGGGGAGGCTGTAAGAAGCGCTGCACTTCGTCGTGAAATCCACTTGTTGAGTCCGGAAGCTAGAAAAGTCTTGCTGACCATTTCGTTTGTAGGGTCGTGTTCTTTGGCTGAGCTTAGACACTATACTGAGATGGAGCAATTGCTGATAGATGATGCTATATTAGAACTGGGTAGATTATTCCTTTTACAGTCTGCTTCATTTATCGAGTCAGAACCCCGTTTCAAATGCTCTCAATCAATAGTTAATTTAACTATCTCACTCAAGGATGAAATTGTAGTCAATGCTGATCGCTATTTGGGGTACTTGAAGGGTAGAGCGCAAGCTTTGAAGGCAAATACCTCTCAAAATACTCAAATCGCTGTTGGTGAAGCAATCCGTCAGTCGTTGGCGCTTCTCAAGGCGAATGATTTCCCAAACGCTCGTGCGACCATAAAGTCATTGCTGAGGAAGCAGCAGTATAAAAATAACCCAGATCTGTTGTTAGCGCTTGCTCAGATTGATTCTTTTGATCCTAGTGCGGAAATCAACTCCGTGCGAAGTGCTTTCAAAGATGCGTACCTCCACGGTCAGCGAAAAGAACTTCTATTTGATCTGTGGTTTCAGGTTGAGGCCCGGGTTGGCAACAGGTCAGAACTCGTTGATGTTTGTCGACTGGCTATTGTCGACGGAAGGCTGAATAGCTCCAAGTGGCTAAGAAGATCGGCAGAAGCTAAGCTGTTACTCTCTTACTCAGTCGGTTCGCCATCTAGGCAGTTAGAGATATTGCTCGGGGCTTACGATGACGTATCGAAAGCGATTCGAAAGACGCATGGTGCACTTAAGCATGAATTGAAAGAGTTGTCGGTCAGTATTCTTGATTGTCTCTGGAAAGTCTGTTACGAGTTGCGCGAGGACTTCACTGGTTTGAAAGCTATGCAGAAAGCTATAAAAGCAGGGGATATTCGGAGTGTGAACTATTATAGGCTTGCAGAAGCTGCTAATTTGATTTATTTGAACTACACGGCACAGGGAGTGACCGCTCGGCGCAAAAAGGAACTCTCCGTATCTTATACTGAAAGCTGTAGTATTTTGATTGATATTCTTGAAGGTCTAGATGAGTCGAGAACCGACGTAGTAACAAGCCTGGATCAAGCCGTAAAAAAACTAAAATCGGTTTCTTAGTTTTTTAATCTGTAACTTCACTTGGTTGCTAACGTCGCGGAGCTTGCTTGTTGGTTCTCACAAGGCAAGCTCCGCTAATTAGCCAAAGGTATGTCGTGTGGGGTTTATATTCAGGCGCTGTAAAATTTGTCCTACGCTGCCCTTCCCATTAGCTTGTTCTGTTCGTTCATGGCTTTAGCTCTCTGCTCGTCTATATAGGTGGCTAAGTCGCGTATATGAATTCCTAGTGCTGCTTTTTGACTGTCAGCTCCTAATCGAACGATTGGGATATCAATCTCTCCGAGTAGGCATTTCCGTTTAAACTTCTCAACTGTTAAGTGCATATAATCTGCACATATGCGATCCAGTGGTATGACTGCTTGACCTTCGTATTGTGCCAAGAGCAAGAATAGTGTGTTCATTATCTTTTCTCGATTTACGTACTTCTTGGTTGATTTTTTATCTTAATAAACTGTTGTGCTGATCTTCTTAAATCATTTGATGGATTTCAACCTAGGATCTTAAAGGCTGGCTCATGATCTTTCTGAGATATGTTCAGCTCCCTTAAGGCTCACTTGAGTTGGATCAGTCGCTCAGAGATCTTCGAAAGAGCTTTGTCCCCAAAGCAGGCTGCGCGCACGGGTTATTCTGAGCAGTTAGCGTTACATCATGAGCGACTGGCTCGCGCACCTTTTCGTGAGGTATAGGCGCCCCGCTGGTGGTGCTGGGAATACCAGTAATGCCTGCTGCTGTGCAGCAGAAACTATTAGTTTTTTGAATGCTGCTGCAACTGCAGTTGCGGCGTAAAGCGGCTTGAATAAGGAGCACGGCCTGTGGGCGATCACTAGGGCTTTCCTCCGATGCTTGATTACAAGTTAATTCATCAGGCGTCTGCGGCTTTGCGCATTTGACGTCATGCACATGAGCCTGGTCTTTTTCTTCGACCAAATCGGCCAGCAGCAGCGCGTTTTCGGTCTCCTTACGCAAGGCTCGTAAGACGTCAGATCCAATCATCAACCTCAGTCGATTGTGCAGCTCTTTGTTAAAGCGAGCCGCAGCGCGGAGTTCGGCAATGGCTTTGGTGTGCTGCTGGTGCAGCTCGCCAGCGGCTTGCGGGCTGAGCCGCAGCAGAGGGGTAGGTCGGTTCATGCTGCGTTCGCCTGTTGGTCTGATACGCCGAGCGCTTCAGCCATTTGCAACGCCTGCTGCCGGAGCGTCAGGCAATCACGCTCCAGCTTTTTGCCGGTACGAAACGCGCTGAAGGTCTCGGCAGCAATTCTCAGTTTCTCGGCTATGTCGTTCAGCGCGTCTCTTTCCTGTGCGCCAAAAGCCAAACCTCGCTGTAGTCTTTCGCAGTGTTGCGTCAATTGCTCATTGTCTGTGCGGATCAGCCTTAGTGATGCTTCAAGCTCATGGATCGCCAAGACATCTTGTGCGCGGGGTATGTGCTCGGCGTTCGCGATTCCAACTTTGATGCCGTCGCTACGGCCTATCATGTAGCCCAACCACAAAAGCAGGCCGGCTGAAATGATGAGTCCGATCAACACGCAGATTTGAGTCGTAGTCATGTGGTGTGCTCCTGGTGAGGTTGCTCGGCTGGTGGTGGCAGCCGTTTTGGTTATGTCGGTTAGTCTGATTCAGTTTGAGAGTTGCCCATCTCTTCATCGGCCTTGTATGCGCGGATGTCGATCAAAGCTGCAACATGACGGATGTGCACGAACTTCGGTGCTTTGCGGCTTGTATCCAAGGTGGTGATCGGGAGCGGGATTCGCCCGTTCTCAATCTCCGCTACAAACGACCGTTCGTTGAGGTTTCGGAAATACTGCTCGCGTAGCTTGTCCAAGGGGATGAGTACATCTCCGAAGGTTCGGTACAGCAGTTCAACGGTGGCCGCTTCCGGTGCTGGCATCAGACGTAGTGGATTCTGGCTTTTGTCCTTCATGCTGCAGCTTCTTTTGGATTGGGGATGTAGTCGTGGATGTCCATGAGGGCTTCCTGTGCGGTCTCTCCGCGTCCAAACACGTAGCTCGCGTCAGGTCGACGCATGGTGAGGGCTAGTGGAGTCCGATATCGGGAAGTGGGATGTAGTTCAAGCGTAACGTAGGCATCGACCATTTGAAGTTCGCAGGCCAAAAACTCAGTGATGGCCAGCAACTTGATTTGCTCCTGCTGCAATGGCGTTGCCGTCACAGCTTCAAGTCGTGCGGCTACGTAGATGTCAGCAACGGCAGTGGCAACATCATTCGGAGTGCGCTGTTCTGGCGGAATGCGCAGCAAGTCGATCAGCAAATGGTCAATCGCTTCTTGGTTCATTCGGTCTTCTCCGCTTGGGGTGGTTCCAGCTGTTCAGGCAGTGTCGTTTGGTCAGTTCGCGCAGGTGTTCAGGGACCTCCAGAAGCGCTGCATTGCGTTCCTCCCGCGTTCGCAGCGCGATGATCTGGCGGGCGTATTCCCTAGGCCACGTCACGGTTGTCTGCCGGTATTTCAGGCACTGCCAGCCTCAGTTGTTCGGCGAGCCAGCGTATGCCGGGCTGCTTTACCCTGGTTGACTGGCTGTACTGCATACCGAGTTGGTGATGAAACCAGTTGCTTTCCTTGACACGCATGTACTCCCGGTCCCGTGTGGGGTAGGCAGGAAGGTTTCGCTCATTGAGCAGCGCCTTTTCCCTCATCAGGGCGATGAGCTTGGGTCTGCTGATGCCAAGTTGCTTTGCGGTCTGCGCTAAGGTGCGTTCCATCGATCCTCCTACGCCGCTTGCATCGCGGGAGTCGCAATGCTGGCCAAGTGATTGATGGACTCCACGACCTTTTCATGGATTTCGGCATCTGGACCAGACAGCGTGAAGCACTTGGTCCGAGGCTGCCTGACTCCTATCGTCATAAGGGTTGTTGCTGCAGTTCGGGTTCTGTTGCGATGAACCGAGACATGAATCGGCTGTTCAAGGCCAACGTCCAGGCTGAGCATGCCGCCCCGGCGTACCAGATTAAAAACTTGCTGACTCAGTTCCTCATCGAGAACGCTGTATTTTCCATCGGTGCGCTTTGCCGTGGATGTACCCAAATCGAGCGGGCCGTTAGCTATCTCCTCAATGAAAGCCGCCAGTTGGAGGTGCATCGTCGGGGCGTTTGGCAGGGTCAGGGAGTGGCGTTGGTTACCTACTTCTACCCTAAAGTGCGTTTCTGCCGAGGTGTGTTCGACCTTGAGGCGAAAGGGCATGACACCGCTCTTTGCGGAGCGAATGGTGTGGTTAAAAGTTTCGGTCAGCTTGGTCTGCGCTTTTAGTAAAGCCAGTGTTTTGCTGTCGAGCTTGTACTTGCTCATGCTGCCCACCCTCCGTCATTTGGATCGAATGGGGCTGGGAGAGCGCGGATAGGCCGCTTGGGTTTGCTGGTGATGAAGGCACAGCCAGCCACTATAGCCAGACGGCGAATTTCAAAGACGCGCAGCGGATCAGTGACCTTAGGGTGGACGTGCAGAGTTGCTATGGAATGCATGGTGTTGCCTCGCTCTGTGGTGGAAGAGTAGGCAAATAGTTAACCTATAGGGTTATCAAGTCAAGTAAAAAACAACCAAAAAGGTTTCTTTTTCGCGGGATTGCGATTTCTGCTGGCTTGCTTTTGAATTTTCTTGTGGCATCGAGGGGCAATAATTTATCGTAGGAGCTATTCTACGTACGGAAAGGTAGACATTTTGGAAAGTTTAAGCATTAGCAATTTTCTTACGATAAAAAACGCGAGAATGCGGCTTCAAAGAATTAATATTTTTATAGGGCCCCAGGCACAGGGTAAAAGTATAATTTCGAAGTTGATTTATTATTTTAAAGAGTTTCCTTTAGATGTGTTTGATAGTGCGCTAGAGGCGCATGATAAAAGACAGTTTGATTCGGCTAACAAAGATAAGTTTGAGAAAATTTTCCCTGCATATGCTTGGGAGAAAAATGCTTTTTTGATTGTTTATGATAATAAAGATTATGCAATATTTATTGAGAATGAAAGGGTAGGGGCGAAATTCAAGTTTTCGATAACTTATACTGGTAGCATAAACAAGGCTCTTGCTGCTGGTAGAAAACTGGTTAAGGCCGATAGGGACGTTGACTTTGGTTCAGACATGGGGGTCCGCAATCGCCCCAACACCACAGGATTAGTGCGCCAAGCTGTAGCATCAGTTCTATCCGGCGACAGCAAATTCTCTAGGCTAGAGCAAACAATTTATATTCCTGCGGGTCGATCTTTTTTTGCAAACTTACAGAAAAGCCTGTTTTCTTTCATTTCATCAAACATTCCAATTGATTTTTTTCTAAAAGAATTTGGCTCGATATACGAAAATACAAGGGATTCAGCTTTTCTCAGGCAGGCTTCTAGGGGGCGGCCCAAGAGCGTCGATAAAACAGTAGAGGATTTAATTTGTGGCACTTATGTTTATGAAAAAGGCCAAGACTGGATTCTAGGGGCGCGAGGACGAATCGGCCTGTCACATTCCAGTTCGGGGCAGCAGGAGGTTCTACCAATGGCTATAGTCCTATCGACTTGGCCTTATCTTTCATCTAAAGCATTTCTTAGAAGCTTCGTGATAGAGGAGCCCGAAGCTCATTTGTTTCCTATTGCTCAAGGTCAAGTGGTATCGTTGATTGCCGCAGCTTACAATGCTGAAATTAATCATGGTGATTTCGTGATTACTACGCATAGCCCTTACATACTGACCGCCTTCAACAACCTTATTCAAGCTGATAATGCAGTGCGAGCGTTTGCCGGGCACGACGCCTCTGACGTCTATCAAGTTATCCCTGCTGAGCAGCATATTCGATATGAGGATATCTCCGCATACATGGTACTTGACGGTGCTGTAACGTCTATCATGGATGATGAGTACCAACTGATTCAGGCTGACGCTATTGATGGGGCTTCCGAGTATTTTTCTACACGCTTTGAAAAACTCATTGAGCTAGAGGCCAATGCTACAGCAACCTATGAAAGGGATTTTCTAATATGACTTGTCATTGCACTACAAATACTTCTAATAGTATCGAGACCTTTAGTGAAAGAAGGTCAGTTATGCACATAAGTAATCCGGCTAGGCGAGAGCTCTTGCGCACAAAGGTAGATGGGTGTTTAGTTACTGAAGGCAAAAGATGCGATTGGATGATTGTGGATAAGGAGACTAACATAGAAGTTTTTATAGAGCTGAAAGGTTCTGATGTGCTTGAAGGGGTTAAGCAATTAAGTGTTTCTGCTAATACCCTTAGTAAGCGGGTAGGTAAAAAGTATGGATATCTAATTTGTACGAGATCCCCGATTTCTTCACCTGCTATACAAAAGCTTCAAAAGGAAATATTAAAAACTCACTCCTTGTATCTAAGGGTTAAGCGAACTATACATACAGAAAGTATAGAGGCTCTGATTAGATGACTAAAGGCGCGGACGTTATAGGTCTGAGATTTTCCATCTTGCTCTACCGCATATCGTCCATTCCTCTGTCATTTTGATGATGCGCTCTGGCCAGTCTGGGTTTAAAGCAAACAGATACCTTTCACTCCCTTCTTGTTTTAATTGCTTTAGAGTTGCTGCCTGATCTCTTGTTCTCTTCGCAGCTACAAAATGCCCTGGCAAAGCGTCTAAAGAAGGATCGATTACTATCTTATCCCCCTCCGAAAATTTAGGCTCCATGCTTATTCCTTCAACCCGAAGAATAAACGCCCGTGGTCCAACTGGCCCTGGGGCATCAACCCACTCTTCCGCATCGTTGTGATCAAAGCCTGCTTGGGATTCGCACCATGCCCCAGCAGCAATTGAGCCTATGACCGGAAGCTTTCGACCGGTGTGACTAAGGACAGTGGCATTGTTAAATTCACCGACACCGAACGGCATGTCAAGGTAGCCGTTGTGAAGGCCTAAGGCGTGCTCGATCTCTCTCGCAATCTGATTACCAATCCCTTTGGTTGGATTCCTGCCCCCGAAAGAGCTGATTTGCGCAGGAGCTTTGCCGAGCAGATCAGCGATGTCGGCCAATTTAAGGTGTTTTTCGGTCAGTATTCGCCGAAAATTTTGTAGCCTGGTGTCTGAAATCTTCATCCGATGATTGTCTACTGATTAACCTTTGAGGTGAATCTTCTTTTTGGTATTGAAAAATACAACCCTGTAGGTTAACTTTGTCTGCGGGGGTAATTTTGATGATGCTACGTGACTACATCCACCAGATGGGACCAGATGAAATGTCGGCCTATGCAGCTCGTTGTTCGATAGCTGTCAGCTACCTTCGGATCCACATCAAATATGCCAGCAAAGATCCTAGCGTATCTCTGCTCAAGTCCTTAGCGCGCGAGAGTGAGGGCTATGTCTCTCTGAATGAGGTGTTGGAGCATTTCGGGATCACTGACGCCGCTCTGGCTTCGGAGGCCGCATAGGCAAAAGAAAAAGGGCGACCATAAAGTCGCCCCCGTTTCCCCCTGCACACGCCACCACAGCGGAGCCGGGCCGCGATCAAGGTTGACGGGCACACCACATGCAATCCGTCGGTCTTCATCGCGTTTTTAAGGCACGGATGCCTTGAGTTGCTGCCTATTCCACCACAGAGCGGGCAGCTGTTGCGCCGGAGGTAAACGACGGATCGTTTGCCTCGGCACAGTGCCGGTAAGACCGGCGTGTGAACCCTTTCAAGCCACGCGGCAAATGTATCACCACTACATGCTGCGCGGCACTGGCAACTTTCAAGGATTAATGCCATGAGCCGACTTGCTCTGAGTTGTGTTGAACGGGCGCAGCGGGAGATCCTACCGCTCGACCTGGCCCTTTACCATGCTGCAAGGGACTATCCCGGTGGCGCTGCTGCAATTGCTGTCACCACCGGCAGAAACCCCACCACCTTACAACATAAGCTTTCACCGACTCACCCAAGCCACAACGTCAACATTCAGGAGTTCGGCGAGATCCTGGAGCTGACCAAGGACCGCCGTATTCTGGACGCAGTGCATGCCTTGGTCGGTGATACGACTTGGCAGGAGTTGGCAGAGGCTTATACCAACGATATGCCCGAGACGTTGACCACGGGCATTGCAGAATACTTCCATCAGGTCGCGAACCTTGCTGAGACGTGGGCAAAGAGCATCGGCGACGGTGTCGTGAGCGATCAGGAACTTGCTGAGATACGTTTGCAGGTGTTCCGCAGCATTCAGGGCTTGCTCGGGTTGTTCAACCGCGCCTCCTACGTCAATAAGACGACGCGGGGTCCTGATCATGGCTGACATTGCCGACTTTGCTAACGACCTGGTGCAACAGCGCATAGACCAAGCGCTCGCTGCTCGGCGTGCGGCCAAATCTGTACTCACGCCTCACTCGTTTCTTTTTTGCGAAACCTGTGAAGAGGCTATTCCCGATGCACGACGTATTGCCTTGCCGGGCTGCACGCAATGCCTGACCTGCCAATCCCTGCTGGAACTGCGGGAGGCCCGTCATGCTCGATGAGGTGCTGGGGCAATTCGCCGACTACGGTCTTGAGCCTGCTCAACCGTTGGTGTTCGGCAAGTTGACCCGTTGCAAGACATCCCAGGACAAGGGAAAGGAAAAGAACGGTTGGTACGTCATTCACGAGCATCGGACCGAAAAGAATGAATCGCTGATCTTCGGCAGTTTTGGAGACTGGCGTTCCGGTGAGACGCAGAAGATCAAGGTGAAAGCGGGTCGAATGTCGCCTGAAGAGCGAGAGGTCATGCGCGCTCGTCAGGAGGAAGCAAAGCGCCGCGCAGCTGAGGTCGCCGCCAATGCTGCCCGTCGTGCGGCCAGTCGGGCGGCGGGCATGTTCAAACGCATGCCTGATAAGGGCAAAAGCGCCTATCTGGATCGCAAGCAGATCGTGGGGTTTCGTGTACGTTACGCGCCACGTTCAGGTGCTGTGCTGGTCCCTATGAGCAACGCCCGCGATCAGGTAGTTGGCCTGCAAGTGATCTACCCCGAAAAGCAACAGGATACCGGGCGCGACAAATCCTACTGGCCCTATGGCATGTCAAAAGAGGGGGCGTTTCATTTGATCGGCCCTGAGCCTGAGCCGGGTGAGCCGTTGCTGATCTGTGAGGGATACGCCACCGGCGCTAGCCTGCACATGGCGACTTCATACGGAGTCGCCATTGCTTTTGATGCGGGCAACTTGCTCGCGGTCGCGAAGCTGATGCGTGACCGTCTCCCTGGTCGACCGATCATCATCTGCCGCGACGATGACTGGAAGACCAAACGCCCAAATGGGCAGCTTTGGAACCCCGGCGAGGAAAAGGCCACGAACGCGGCCCTGATCGTTGGCGGCCAGGTCGTCGCGCCTATCTTCTCGGTTGAGCGTCATGACAAGTGGACTGACTTTAATGATCTGCATGTCGCAGAGGGCTTGGAGGCGGTCCGACGTCAGGTGTTAGCGGTCGTCAGGCCCCCTGCAGCAGGTGGTTGGAAAGACCAGTTGGCACGCAGCGAGAACGGCGCGCTCATTGCCCACATGCAGAATATCGAGCTGATACTCGGCAACGACGAACGCTGGGCTGGCGTCATCAGTTTCAGTGCATTCAGTTCCAAGATCGTCAAGTCGCGGGCCGCGCCTTACGGGGGTGGTACTGGCGACTGGGCTGATATTGATGATGTCCGGGTTATGAAGTGGCTGGCTCAGGTCTACAACCTCCGGGTAAAAGCTTCTAGCGTGATCGAGGCGGTTAGCATCGTTGCTCACGACCATGCGTTTCACCCAGTGCGTGAGTACCTGCAGAAGCTTGAGTGGGATCAAGTACCGCGACTGGAACAATGGCTCGTCGACGTCATGGGTGTCGAACCCTCTGAGTACGTCAAAAAGGTCGGCAAGCGGTGGATGATCTCCGCGGTCGCAAGGGTGATGCGGCCTGGTTGTAAGGCTGACTCGGTGTTGATTCTTGAAGGCGCACAGGGCGCTGGTAAATCAACCGCCATGAGCATCCTCGGGGGTGACTGGTTCATGGATACCCCCTTTGCGCTCGGCGACAAGGATGGTTTTCAGGCCATTCGTGGCAAGTGGATTGTCGAGCTGGGTGAGCTGGACAGCTTCAATAAGGCCGAGAGTACCAAGGCCAAGCAGTTCTTCTCTGCTTCGACAGACACCTACCGAGAAAGCTATGGCCGGAGAACAAATGATGTGCCACGCCAGTGTGTTTTCGTGGGTACGACCAACCAAGAAGAATACCTGAAAGACGCGACCGGCAACCGACGCTACTGGCCTGTTGCGTGTACGAAGGTCGAACTTGAGCAACTGCGTGAAATGCGTGATCAGTTATGGGCTGAGGCGATGTTTTGCTTCCAGGCAGGCGAGATCTGGTGGGTCAATCGCGACGAGTCCTCCATGTTCGCCGAGGCACAGGACGAGCGCTTCGTGGTCGACGAGTGGGAAGGGCTGATTCTGAACTGGCTGGAAGAGTCGCAGATCGGGGAAACCACTAGCGGTAACGAGCTGCTGGGCACAGCGCTGAAGCTTGATGCTGGGCACTGGGGCAAGCCAGAGCAGATGCGCGTCGGCGCAATCATGCACCGCCTAGGGTGGAAGCGGGCGCGATCATCGGTGCTGTCGAAGAGCGGTTTGCGACAGTGGGTATACAAAAAGCCCGCGAACTGGGGCCGGACGTCAGATCTGGTTGTCGAGAAGTTTGATGAGCCTTGTTTCGATGATTAAACGAATTGATGCGATGTTGAAATTATGGGCTGAAGACCTACATTCGCCTTCGCATGATGGAACCACTTCGGGTGGGAACATGATCGCCATGTTGATGGAGTACCAGGGCGAGCTGATACGCGGCACGCGGGGCAGCCGAGTGCTGCTGGATGAGTCTGCCGACATCGAGCTGATCGTCAACAAGCACCTGGCACCCGAGCTTGCGTTGGTCGTGCGTGAGCATTACTGCAACAGCGACAGTTTCCTGCATCAAAAAATCACCCACTGCGGGTGCAGTCGGCAGACCTACTACGACCGGCTGCATCAAGCACACCTGAGCATTCAAGGGCTGCTATGGGGTAAGGCTGCTTGAGGGCTCTCGCCATTTCCCGCTTGTCCTACCTCGTCCCACTGCCTATCTACGTGGTGGGACGGGTTACAGCCCCGTCTGCGTTGCTCCGTCCCACTGTCCCACCTTTAACCAGCATTCTCACATGTAGCGTAGCGGGCACCATCACGCGCTACGCGCGCGTCAGCGTGCGTTTAAATATTCTCTCTTTACACGGAGAAATAACAATAAAGGTAGGACAGTGGGACAACGCTTTGTTTTCGGGGCGTTCAAGCGTCCCACATGTCTTTGGGCTAGTGGGACAGTGGGACATGTGCAAAAAAGCGAATGGCCGATTGAGGGTATTCGTCTACATTGCCGGGGCGTTGGTGCTGTGTTGCCTACATATTCGTCGGTGGCATTAATACTGGCTTGCTGCCACCGGAATCCACCTGTAAAAAGTAGTCATCTTCGATAGGTGCGACCGCATAGCGGCTCACGCACTAACAATCAAACCCGGCCAATGCGCCGGGTTTTTTGTTTTTCAGCTCACCCCTAAGGGGGGTAACCGGATGCGCACCATGCCCGACAAACCAGATACGTGGGCCAGGATCGTGGCGGCCATTTCAAATCCACTGTGGCAGGGCATGATCATGGCCATCGTCGTTTCTCTACTGCGCATCCTCTACGACGCCAAAGAAACCAGTAAGCGCCGGATCTTGTTCGAAGCGCTGATCTGCGGTTCGTTGAGTCTGGTTGCGTCCAGCCTGATTGAGTGGATGACTTGGCCGCCCAGCTTATCGGTCGCTGCAGGTGGAACGATTGGTTTTCTTGGCGTTACGGCCATACGCGAATTGGTGGCCCGTTTCATAGGTCGGAAGGTGGATTCCCTATGAAGGCTTTAGCCGCTGCAATCATCATCGCGCTAGTGGGCGTACTGCTCGTCGGCATTCAGCAGTACCGGGTCGTCGCATTGCGCGGCGAAGTGGAAGTGGAAGCCACGGCCAAGAAGAAAGCGCTCGACGCCAATCTCGAAAGCGAGGCCACCATCACCACGTTGCGTGCCGAGGCACAACGTAACGCGGCCTATCTGAAGGACTTGAATCAACGGATCAAGGCCAGCGAAAACAAAGCGAAACAGGCGAGGAAAGAATTTGAAGACCTCAAACGCAACAGCAAGCCCGTTCGTGATTGGGCTTCTCAGCCTTTGCCTGACGGCCTGCGCGGCAAAGCCGGTGGTGGTCACAAAAACGTCAGCGGTTCGAATCGAACCCCCTGAGCTGGTTCCTTGCGAACGCATCAACGCCGATGAGGCTGACCTTCGTTCGAACGGCGACGTCTGGGAGCTGAAGGATCAGGCCATCAAGCTGCTCGACACCTGCGCTGATCAGGTCGACGCGCAGATCCTGCGCAGCCAGAGCAAGTAGGTCGTGGACCTACCCACGGTCACCCGCGCCCTGGCTCGTGATTTCGGCGTTTCGGGCCGAATGACCTGTTTTGGTGCGCTCCGAGAGAGGGGGGACCCTAGGGGTGTTTGGGGTATACGGGGCTGCGGACTCGCGGAAGTCTGTTAGCGGACAGTTTTCCCACGTTGGTTGACAGTGGTTGACAGTTGACAGCGCTTTAGTTGACAGAGGTTTACATGACATTTCTCTCACGTACTGCTTATGCAAAAAGCAAAGGCTGGTCTCGACAGTACGTGGGCAAGCTTGCTCAAAACGGAAGACTGATTGAGACCGCTGATGGGTTAGTTGATGTCGATGCCACCGAACAGTTTTTGGGTATTACCAGCGACCCTTCAAGGCGGCCAGCGAGTACGTCTGCTCAACCCAGTCCTATTTCGCATGTTATCGAACCGGTTAACCCGCCAGAGTCGCCGTCAATGGTTGTTGGCTACCAGCAATCAAAAGCACGTTTGGCATTGGCCCAGGCGAGGCTCGCTGAAACCACTCTTCTTGAAACGAACAAGTCTCTCGTTGAAGTAGCGGTAGTAGACGCTGCTGCTTTTGCAGCCGGTCGTATGCTCCGTGACCTGATTTTGTCTTTGCCCACTCAGATTGCTCCCGAACTGTCCGGAATGTCAGACCCTTGGGAGATTGAAAAATACCTAGTTGCTTCGTTGCGACGTGTTCTTGATGACGCGGCGTCGATGACAGCTGCGGACTTTGACAACGCTATTCACTCTTAGAGCGCTCATATGCATTTTCCATACGCCGATGGTGTGAAAGTTCACCATGACGCGTATATGCGCGGACTTAAGCCTGACCCGGAACTGTGGGTAGATGAGTGGGCTGACGAGCACATGCGTATTCCGCGAGATACAGGTGCTGCCGAACCGGGTAAATACCGCACGGCGCGTACCCCTTACGCCCGAGAGCCGATGCGTTGTTTGTCGCCTGGTCACCCCTGCAAGCGGGTGGTCACCATGGTGGCCTCGCAGTTGATGAAGACGCAGATAGCACTCAACTGGATCGGGGCATTGATCCACATGTCACCGTCGAACATCCTCACCTTGTTGCCCAGCCTTGGCTTGGCCAAGCGGGTGTCCGCGCGGATTAGCAAGACCATCAATGCAACGCCAGTTCTGCGCGAGCGTGTGGCTTCGCCGCGTTCGCGGGATGCCCGCAACACGATGGATACCAAAGAGTTCGAAGGTGGAGCTCTTTTCGCCACAACAGCCGGTTCTGCGGCCAACCTTGCCGAACTGTCGGCGCGATTTGTCTACGGCGATGAAGTAGACCGCTGGGACGTGGACGTTGATGATGAGGGTGACCCGATAGAGCTGGCTGAAACGCGGGGCAGTACCTTCGGCCGCAACGCCAAGTTTTACTTCTCCAGCTCTCCGACCATCAAGGGTGCATCGCGGATTGATGACCTGTTCTCGACCAGCGACCAGCGTTACTACTACGTGCCATGCCCAACGTGTGGGCATATGCAGACGCTGGAGTGGGAGCGCCTGCTGTACTCGCCGGACTTCAGTACCGTGCATTACCAGTGCGCTGGTCCGCACTGCGACGTCCTGATTGAGGAGTTTCACAAGGGTGACATGCTCGCCCGTGGCGAATGGCGCGCACATGCCCAGGGCGATGGTGAGACGGTGGGGTTCCACCTCAACGCTTTGTACGCCCCGCTGGGGTGGCAGGACTGGTCATCACTGGCCAAGCAATATGAGAAGGCCAAAAAGGCTCAGGACCGGGGCGACCTTGAACCGATGCAGGTGTTTTACAACACTCGTCTCGCCAAGGTCTGGGACAGCGCACAAGAGCAAACCAAAGCTGATGTGCTGCAAGCCCGAGCCCTGCAGGAAAAATACGTGCTGGGTACCATGCCTGCAGGCGTTCTTTCGCTCACGGCCTCTGTAGACGTGCAGGCCAACCGTCTGGAAATGATGGTGGTTGGCTGGGGCGAAGGCATGGAGCGTTGGATCGTCGACTTTCAGGTGATCATGGGCGATCCCGCTGATGATCGCACCTGGCTGGTGCTCGATGAAAAGCTTAAAGAGCGCTACCGGCACCCGTGTGGCGTGAGCCTGGCGATCTTGGCAACGGGCGTCGATTCGGGTGGGCACCACACTCACGAGGTGTATCAGTTCTGTCGCGTTCGACGCTGGCGCAATGTCTTCGCCATCAAAGGCGCGAGCAAGCCCGGCAAGCCAGTTATCGCTCAACGGCCCTCACTGGTTGACGTGACGTGGAAGGGCCAGACCGAGCGCAATGGTGCTGAGCTGTGGATGGTCGGCACCGACACGGCAAAGGACTGGATCTACAACCGCTACCACCTGGAAAGCGGGCCGGGCGCGCTGCACTTCCCCAGAGATTTACCTGATGACTTTTTCGCCCAATGCGTGGCCGAGCGCAAGGTTACTCGCTACGTCAAAGGCTTCAAGCGCATCGAGTGGGTGAAGGGCAAGGCTGAGCGCAACGAAGCGCTGGACTTGCTGGTTTACAGCCTGGCGATGGCGCATTACCTGGGGCTGCATCGCTACGGGGAGCACGACTGGGCCAGGCTCAAAAATGCCTTGGCGCAAGCCGGTCTGTTCGACGACACCGGTCACGCAAAAGCCCCTGTGGCCGAGCGGCTGAGTGTCGAGCCCAAACCTGAGCCGAGGCCGGAACCTCGACCCCAGCCTCTGGCCGCTGCGGTTCAAGCGCCAGATCGTCTGACTCCGCAACCCCAGCAACCCACGCAACGCCGTGCTTCCACCAGCGGCTATCTGAAGAGACGTTGATATGGCTTACACCCAGAAGCACCTTGATGCCGTCGAGGCAGCTATAGGGCGTGGCGAAAAGATCGTGCGTTACGCAGATCGGACGGTCGAATACCGCTCGGTTGATGAGCTGATCCAGGCTCGCGATCTGATTCGCACCAGCCTGACCAATGCTGCCGGTCCACGCTCGCGGGTTGTCCGCCTATACCACGGGGGCAAAGGCCTGTGAGCACTCGTTACCCTACGCTGTCACGCTCAGGCTTTCTGGTGCCGGAGCGCATCAAAGCCAGCTATGAAGGCGCTGCCGACGGTCGCCGATCTGCCACGTGGGACGCACCTGATACAGGCGTCAACAGTCTGATCATGCCTGCGCTGCGCAACTTGCGATCCCGCTCCCGAGCGGCCGTGCGCAATGACCCTTATGCGGCCAACGCCATTGATCGCAGGGTCAGCAACCTGATCGGCACCGGCATCACCCCGCAGCCCAGGATCGCGGACAAGGAATTGCGCCGTATCTTTCAGGAGACGTGGGAGGACTGGGTAGACGAATCCGATGCCGATCAGCTGACCGACTTCTACGGCCAGCAAGCCTTGATCGCTCGGACGGTCGAGCAGTCGGGCGAATGCTTCGTCCGGTTACGGCCCAGGCGGATGGATGACGGCTTAGCGGTGCCCTTGCAGTTGCAATGCCTGGCACCTGAGTTCGTTCCGCATGACAAGTTTGAGGTGACCAGCACCGGCAACATCATCCGCGCCGGGATCGAATTCAACGGATTCGGCAAGCGGGTGGCCTACTGGTGTTATCGCTCACACCCGAGTGACATGACCTCTATCAACGCCGGTTACAACATGCTGGTGCGTATCCCGGCCAGCCAGATGCTGCACATTTTTGAGCCGGTGGAGCCCGGCCAGCTTCGCGGTGTGCCTCGACTGGCACCCGTGCTCAAGCGACTACGCAGCCTGGACAACTTCGACGATGCCGTCCTGTTCCGTCAGGAGGTGGCCAACCTGTTCGCTGGCTTCATCCGCAAGCCGTCTGCTGACGGTCCGCCCATGCTCGACCCGTTGACGGGCGCGCCCATCAAGGTCGGAGGCGATGGCTTCACGCCGATGGTCGCGCTGGAGCCAGGCACCATGCAGGAGCTGCTGCCGGGGGAGGAGGTCGAGTTCTCGACACCGCCCGATGGTGGCAACAACTACCCCGATTTTATGCGGCAGCAACTGATGGCGGCAGCCGCCGGTGCGGGGCTGCCCTATGAGTTGATGACCGGCGACATGCGTGGCGTCAATGACCGCACCATCCGGGTGGTGCTCAACGAGTTTCGTCGGCGTCTGGAGCAGCTGCAGTTCAGTGTGTATGTCCACCAACTGTGCCGTCCCGTCCGGGCGGCATGGATGGACATGGCAGTGTTGTCGGGTGCTTTACAACTGGACGACTACGCGGCACGCCGTCGTGAATACTTGCGCACGCGCTGGGTACCGCAAGGCTGGTCCTACATCCACCCAGTGCAGGACGTGCAGTCGAGAACGATGGAAATCAACGCGGGGCTCGCCTCGCGCAGTGAGATGTGCCTGCGCACCGGCACCGATGCCGAGATCGTGGACGAAGAAAACGCCGCCGATGCGGCTCGTGCCCGTGGACTGGGCCTCAACTACAGCACCTTGTCAGCGTTCGATGAGGACCCCGACGAGAAGGAGAACCCATGAAACCGCTGTTGCCGTTTCGCATTTTCAATAAGGCCCCGGGTGCCTTGGCGGTCGAAGATCAGAACTGGTACCGCATCAAGGCTGAAACCCAGGCCGAGCAGACCACCATCGAGATCTACATCTACGGTGAGATCGGCGGCTGGGGCATAACGGCCAACCAGTTTATTCAGGACCTGAAAGCCATTGATGACGGCGTGTCACCCATCGTGGCAGCGTTCAACACCATCGGTGGCGACCTGTTCGACGGGCTGGCGATTCACAATGCGCTGAACCGGCTGGGTGAGCGCTGCACAGCGCGGATCGATGCGTTGGCTGCAAGTGCCGGGAGTGTTGCCGCGTGTGGCGCACACCGTATGGTCATGGCGTCCAACGCCATGTTGATGATCCACAACCCGTGGACCTACACAGCCGGTGATGCCGAGGACCTGCGCAAGGTCGCCGATGTGCTGGACCAGACGCTGGAAGCCATCATCGCGGCGTACAAGGCCAAGTCGCCGGACATCGATGAGATCGAGTTGCGGCGCATGGTGAACGCTGAAACCTGGCTCACCGCGCCGGAAGCACTGGCGCTTGGCTTGGCCGACGAGATCGGGGCGGGAGTAGAGGTCAAAGCCTGTCTGGGGCAGGGTGCTGCCATACAGCGTTTCCGCCAGACGCCAAAGGCCTTGCTGGATCAGCTCAACGCTGTTGAGCCCGAGCCCGAACCCGAACCCGAACCCGAACCCGAACCAGAACCAACTGACCCGCCAACTGATCCTGAACCGGCTGATGCATCCGCCTTGGCGTTGATGATTACGAAAGCCTGCGGCGCGGCGGGCATCAACAACTTGATCGAGCCATTGATTGCGTCCACCAAGCTTGCCGACCAAGCAACGGTGCAGGCGGCGATCATCCAGGCCAAGGGGGTACGCGACCTTTGTGTTGCGGCTCGCTTGCCAGAGCTGACCGCCGAATTCGTTAGTGCAGGTTTGGACAAGCAGGCCGTGCAGGCACGTCTGTTTGAAAAGCTGGTCAGCAGCGGTAAGGGCTTTGAAATCGATAACAGCTTGCCGCTGCAGGACGACCCACCGGCCAAGGTCCAGGCCAAACAACCCGATCACCACGACATCTATGCGGCCCGAAGGGCGGCGCAGGGTGGCAAGAAAACGACCTCTACAGGAGCACGTCCATGACCATCAAAATGGAGCCTATCCATGCCGGTGAATTCCTTCTTTCCGAAGGTCCCGGAAACATCTCGCGAGAGTCGATCAACGTGGCCGCCAGCGAGGCCTTGAATGCGGGCCAGTTGCTTGGCTTGGTGACAGCGTCAGGTGAGTTCGCCCCTTACGACCCGGCCGCCGAAGACGGCAGCGAGATCGCCACAGCGATTCTTTTCGCACCGCTTCCTGAGTCGGACATCGTTCGTCGTGGTCGCGCCGTGGTGCGGCTGGCCGAGGTTGCTGAAACGCTACTGACCGGTCTGGATCTGGACGCTGAGAAGGCCCTGGCTAAGCAGTTCATCATCCTTCGCTGATCGATCTATCGGCCACAAACCCTGATTCATTTTCGTTTATCCGACCCCGCCATTTGCGGGGTTTCGTTTTTCTGGAGAATACCCCCATGGCCGATATCGCCATTTTCGACGACGAAGCATTCAGCGTCGCCACGCTTACCGCTGCCATCAACGAGCAACCTTACCTGCCGGGTCGCATCAGCGGCCTCGGCCTGTTTCAGGAAGAGGGCATCGCGACCCTGACCGTGCAGATCGAAAAAGATGGTGACACCCTGGCGCTGGTCCCGGCCGGTGAGCGTGGTAGCTCTGGTCTTGTCGTCACTAGCACCAAGCGTCGCATGATTCCGTTCAACACCGTCCACCTGCCGGAGCGCTTCACGATCCGGGCGGATGAGATTCAAGGCATTCGTGCATTCGGTTCCCGCACCGAACTGCAGGCTGTTCAGGACGTGATCAACACCCGGCTGGCCCGTGCC